CAAGCTTGTCGGCTGTAGGGTGGGTCATGTGACGCCCCAGGGTTTTCCGGCAAGGCCGCAATATCCGTGGGTGTCGCCGCTTGGCATGCTGGCACCACTGTTATCTTCGCTGAAGATGTTGGTCATGGCCCATCGCCACGCCATGCAATTTAAGCCTACGCAGCAGCCCTGACGAATTGCATCGTCTTCGGCATTAGGCAAGCAACATAGCTTGCTGTGAGCTTCCGTTTCGGCGATGAAAACGGTTATGGACATTGGGTGGTGGCTCCCCGGTGATTGGCGGATATTATAAGGGGGCGGGGCGGCGGGGTAAAGCTACAACGTGCGATTCGGTTTGTGGACCTTGCGATCGCCACAGGTCTTGGAATTACCCTCTGGTGAGGTTAAAGCTAAGGCAAAGTGCCTGACCACCACATTCGCAGAAGCACTTCCAAAGATTGCCGCGACCGGGGATGTAGAGACGTTCAACTACGGTCAATTTGCCAAAAACCTCTCCGATCAGGTCCTGGGTCGGGCGGCCATGCGGCTTGACGGTGCCGTCGATCCAGTGGTTACGCTTGTTGAGTTGCTGTTCCGAGCGTTGCCCAGCGGCAGTTTTCCTTGCTGTAACCTTCATCATTCTTTATGCGGTCAAGAGTTCGGTCCTGGGGGCGCTCACCCATGTCGGCAAGGAAATTTTCGAATTTATGCCAGCGCTCGCAAATCGTAATGCCCCGGCCGCCGTAGCTATCGTAGCTGGAGTCGGTTTCGACATAGCAGCGCGACATCATGGTTTCGTAGGTCTTATGGGTGCGCGTGCCAGTCATGCCATGGGTACGGTAGCTGGCCTGACAGCCACAAGAACGCCGGTTGCCGCCGGTTAGGCGCGTGTCCCGTACTTCAAGCTCGTTGCCGCAATCACACCGGCAAAGCCAGTACCAGTGTTTACGCTCGGAAAAGTAGCTGCGCTTGAGAACACGCAGGCTGCCAAAAACCATTCCAGTCAAGTCAAGTTCGATTGGGGGCATCTGGGATTTATCCGTTGATGCCCCCAACCTAAAGCATGTTAGGGTTCCTGTGTAAAGCCCTTACTAGGCCGTCAGGATGCCCTGGAGGACAGTTGCGTTACCTGCATGTCGCCACGCAGCTCGGACTATATCATCGCCTCTGTGAAGGGCGTTGGGCGCTGCTAGTCTCTACACCTTCCGCCATTAGCGGCTTGGCTCGGGATTGCCCTTGCGGGGGTTCCCCGAATTCACCCAATGTTTGCCGGCGGCTTTTCGCTCACCGGAGCGCAATCTCACGCATTGGACAGGGTCATATTCTTCAGGTGTTAACTGCACATTTCCATGCAGAACGGACTATGTCTTCGCGTTGCGGCGCCGGGGGGTCGAGGGCGCGGTTGCGCCTAGTCTCTACACCTTCCGCTCTCGCGGCTCGGCTCGGCGTTGCCCTTGCGGGGTTCCACCGAATTCTCCCGATTTAATGCCGGCTCTATGACAAACCGGCCCATCCAATCAACCTGCGTTGTGTTCTTCATCAACCGTTCACACGGTTGTTCGGACTATATCATCGCCCCCTATGGGGCGCCGGGCGCTGCTAGTCTCTACACCTTCCGCTCTCGCGGCTCGGCTCGGGATTGCCCCTTGAGAGGGGGATTCCCCGAATTCACCCAGTTTAACGATGACCAAGTTTTATTCCAAAATCATCGCGTCCTGATTAATTGAGAAACGGTCAGGATCAAGCGGTCATTTGCGTTAGCCAACCGTCGCCGGCTGGATCGGACTATATCTTCATCCGCTGGGGATGTTGGGCGCTCTTAGTCTCTACACCTTCCGCTTTTCAGCAGCTTGGCTCGGGATTGCCCTAAGTGGGGGTTCCCCGAATTCACCCAATTATCAGCGCGGGGTCGCCCCCGCTTGAGGCTCGGCTTGAACCATGTTGCGCCGCGCGTGCGGACGCCAGTGCCAGATATGTTGCTCCCGGACGCGGCCAGGGGGCTGTGCTTGCGCACGCCTCTGCGCATCGCTGCGCAGCTCAGAGCACACCTTCTCTTCCGAGGCCAGCATCTGCTCGTTACACACGCCCGGGGTTTGCGCCCCTGCTTGGCTCGGCATTGCCCTTGCGGGTATCCGCCGACTTTGCTGGCATTCTGTTTTCGCCCTGTGGCCTTGGAGGGCCTTACTGCGAAAAAGCCCAATGAATTTAGGTACTTGGTATTGAGGAAGTACATCGTAGTCGCAGGCGCCCCGCCCACCGCCGAGGTGGACGAAGACAGCTGCGGCGGCAGCGGATCGGCCTGGAAGCCCTGGAACCCGCCGTCAAGCACCACATCGGAGTTGAGGTACTTGAGCGACTGGAACCCGGCCTCGGCCATGTCCGGCGCGCCGTTCTCGGTCTGGATGCGCTGAATCGACTGAAGCGCATTCAGGTAATACTTGTAGGTGTTGTTATCGGCCACGATCAGATCCGGGAAGTCCCGGCCGCGCACCAGCTGGACCCAGAGCGAGTCCATCTGCTGGAGGATGGTGGAGGATGACAGCACGGTGCCGCCGTTGGCACCGGCGGACCAAGCCTGATTTTGCCAAAATGACCATATGCTTCGATCAATCCCGCCGACAACGCCCGTGGTCGGGCTGGAAGCGACAAGCAGCTGGAGGCCGCCGACGCTGTTGGTGACGGAGCCGTCGCCGTAGACGCCTTGGGAAAGCTTTCCCTGTTAGCTGGGCATTGCTGCCTAGATCGGACTATATCATCAGGCCCTTTGCGGGGGCCGCCGGGGGCTGTTAGTCTCTACACCTTCCGCAGCACTGGGCTTGCGACTTGGCTCGATATTTTCTTTCTGTGCGGCAAGGCATTCCCGTACGTTGTGTTTGACGCTCCAACTCCAATTCGCGCCAACATTGGGATTTGCCTTGCGATATGCCTTGATGGACGCAGCCATTACGCGGGGGTCCATCTGACAGCATCCGCACTTTAAGAATTTCACCGAATTCACCCGGTTTTAAAACGGCCTTTCAACCGTTCATGAACGTGTCTTCTGCATTCATGATCCGCGACTCTAGCAGATCGATGATTGCTTCTTCACCACTATTCTGAAGTTCCTCCAGGCCGGAGATTGAAACTGCGACTGCAGCCTGGCGGATGGGATACTCTGCCGCGGTGCCTATTCTGTTTAACTGCGCATTGCTACGCAGAGCAGAGCACATCTTCCCTTTCGGGGTTGGCACATGCTCGTTACACACGCTTGGACAGGCCAAGCTTGGCTCGGTATAGCCCATAAGCGGGGGTCCACCGATTTCGCCAACATTCCGTCACCAGCATCTTGATACTGGTGCGGCTCCATATAGAAGACCTGCGACGGAGCAATGTTCAGAGTCTGATAACCTGAGTACCACTGGCACATTGTTACTACGCATCGGCTGCGCGGGCGCATCACTTCGAACGCACCTCCCCGGTTTCGCTTGTTATGGCCGGGGGTCAGACTGTCGCATCGGCTTGCGCCGCTTCCTCACTCAGTCGTTCACGGTGGCTTGCGCCTTCCGCCTTGTCGCCCGCTGCCGGGTGTCCAAGTCAATCAGAGGAAGTTTTAAGACGCCCTTTACACGGTCGCTCGCTTAAATTAGGATAACCAAACTACGGTCACCCTTGCAGAGGCACTTATGGAAAAGCGCACCGGAAAAAGTTTTGGGAGAAAGATTACGCGCTTTACCTAGAGCTGCTTAAGCGGCGAGCGCTAGTTGGCTAAACGTCTGGTTATCAGCATAGTTCAGTTCCTGAACGATCGTGCGACCGCCAGAGAACGTCTTGAGATTCGCTTTGTTACCGCGCCCGGCATTTAATCCGCGCGCATCTGCCCGTCACCGGAGCAGTCCAGCACATATCTTCGATCTAAACAAATCGCCGGGCGCTCATGGGCCGAGTATTGTTGGAACTCACGGCCTGTGCGTTACGCCTTCCACCAAAATTGTATCCATGGCGGCTCGGCTCGGTATTGCCCGCGCGAACGGGGGTCCACCGAATTCACCCGGTTACGTGGCAAACTCAATCACCACGCCTTGTAAGGCGCAGCAGTGCTGCGTTGTTGCGCTATGCCGCAGCGTTAGAACTGAATCCGCCAAGTTTGACATGTCCCGCTTAAGACATGTTGTCAGCCAACTCCCCCGTGCGATTGCGCAGGGTCGTCGTGACGATCTCGCTCAAATTTGGAAATGCCATTTGCATTTCTCCTCTGAGCATTGGTTGATATTGAACCCGCTCCACCACCCCCAGCCCGCCCGCGCTTGTAGGCGCCCGGCAAGCCAGCGAAGCCCCGCGGTCGGAGCCCCATAAGGACGGCAAAGAGCAAGGGTCGGTTGCGTACTAGGCACCCCCGGCGGTGTCGCCGTAGATGCAAATCAAGGCCGTTATTCTTTCGGGGTAGGGCGAATCACCCTCTCCCACGGCTGGTTTTGATATCAAGCTTTGGAGAGCCTGCATACAAGCCAAGGTCACCCTTGGCTCACCATCTCCGCTGCGGAAGAAGGCTGTCCAATCATGCAGGCTCACCAAAACCATCCCCAAACCAGTTTTGGTGAGCCCGCCGGCAAGCCGCGGTCACCCGGCGGCTCGATCCCCCCGTTGCCGCAAGGGGACCCCTGCACACGGCGAGCTCGCCAAAACCAACCCTAACCATTGACCCTCCGCTGCGGCACCCGCGTCCCGCCATACAACATCTCACCAGCACCCCCGGTAACGGACCGCCGCTCCGGCCCCTTGTCCTTGATGTCCGCGCACCTGGGGCATATGCGGTTGCCGACGTGCCGGCTCATGAATTCGCACCGGCAGCTGAGGCAACGGCGCGGCTTGATAGTATCGCGATCATCCACCATAGATGCCATCACCTGCGAGAAGCATATACCGTAAATGGTCCAATCCTATAACCAATTCGTTCAATAAAATATGTTTCCACCTCGCTCGCGCGCCCATCAACCTTATTCTCTATCTTATGTTGATCAACCCTTCCCCATCTCCACACAAACGGGTTAAAATAAACCGATAGGCTCTGCGCATTGCCCGTAAAGCCAATGACAAACTCTATTGAAATCTGGACCATAAAGCCATTTTACCCAACGCCCGCGCCCGGGTAAAGCTACCTGTGCCCGCGCCTCGCATCCAGCACAGCCCTGCACGCCGCGCTCAGCTCTCCCCGCCCATGCTCGCGCGCCAGGCAGGCCACAATGCGCGCGCGATCGGGGATATGCTCGCTGCACAGGCGCAGCACGTCCGCGATGCAGGCCGCCACCTCATTAGCGGCGGGCTCAGGCAGCTTGGCTGCGCCCGTTAAAAACAATAGGCATGCGCCCAGGAAAAGGTGGCGCATGCCTACGCCCTCGAAGCCACTTCCTCGCGCGCCCGCGCAATCGACTCGCGCACGCTCTCGCCCTTCTTACGCTGCTGCGCCGCCCCGTTGACTGGCGAAGCACCAGGCGCGCTAGGCGCCAGCGACTTTGATGCGGCGCGCGCCTTGGCGGCGGCATCGGCCTGGGCCTTTTGCTCGGCGGCCACGCGCGCCGCGGCGGCGTCCTGGGCCTTCTTCTGTTCAGCCTGCATCATGGTACCGCGCAGCTCGGGGTCGGCATATACCGCCGCCTCGTAGGCGCCGTCCAAATCCACGCCACCATCGGCCTTGAGGCCCACCACCCCCGACTGGATCAGCTTGGCCATCTGGCCGCGCACCCGCTCGAAGTGGGGCTTGCCCTTGGACCAGTCGCCCACGATCTGCTCGGTGGCGCGCTGCTGCTGAGCCTGCTGGCTGGTCACAAACTGCTGAACCTGCTGCTCAAGCGCGGTCATCTTCTGAAAGGTGCCATCCATGAGCTGCTTGTATTCGGGGGGCAGCTCAAAGGCAGGCGCGGCCTGCTGTCCCCCCGGGGGTGCCTGATCACCGGCCACCGCCGCCGCTGCCTGCTGCGCGACCGGCGCCGCCGCACGCCCCGCAAGTTGCGGGAATATATCCTCCGGCTTGGCGTTGAACGATTGCAGCAGCGCCGGGAAGGCGACCTTGGGGTTGGCGGCAAGCGATTGAAACCATGAAAAAAGCTGCGAAACTGCCTGTCCCGGAGTGTGTCCGTGCCGGCGGATGGCCTCGGCGTGCGGCGCAATGGCGGTGTCGACCTCGGCATGGGCGGCCTTGAGCTTCTCCACGCCCTTGGCCATCTCCTCCTCGCGCCGCGCATAGGCGGCGGCGAGCGCCGGGGACTTTTCCCATTCGGCTGCGGCCTCGGCGTTGTTCTTGAGGGTCGCCGGTAATGCCAACTTGGCAGCGTCACCCGCCGCTGCGGCCTCACCACCTCCATCGACAACGGCGGCGGGTGACGCTGCCTTATCGGCATCGGTATCGGTCGCCGCACCCTCCGCTGACTCCCCAGCGCCCTTCGCCTTCGGCCCTCCCGCCGCAAAGCGCCCCTCCTTGCCGCCGCGGCTGGGGCGCTCTTCCACGGGCGTTTTGCGCGCGTCCGAGAAACCCTTCTCCAGCGACTCGCGGATGCCCATGCGCCCCTTGGAGCGCTCGGTATCGAGCGGGTCGCGCGCAAAGGGCTCCGCGCCGCCGCCATCGCCGCCGGGCGGCGCTGCGCCGCCCGCATCGGGCTCTGCCGCGCCCTGGGTATCGGACATGCGCATAATCTCGGGGAAGCCATACTTATGAAACAAAATCATTCACCGGTCTCCGTTGGGGCGGCGGGTGCGGCCCTTTCCTCATAATATGCACGCTACTCTATCCTCTTATCCCGTTCACGCGCCCGCAGCGCATCGCGCCTATCCTGGGCCGCGGCCTCGCGGTCCTTATCACGCTCGGCCTGCACGGCACGCAAATGGCGCTCATAGTCATCGGTCAGGCGCAACTCGGCTATCTCGCCGGTGCTGAGGAATGAGAACTTGGCGTTAGGTACGCGTGCCAAGATTCACATTCTCATATCCATCAAAGTATTCCATGACGGAATTGGCCACCGGACCCTGCGGCCCAGCATCGAAATAAGCGCGCAAAAAATCCTCCGGCGGCACCAAAATAGAAACGCCCCAGCCCGGCTTGAGCCGGCGCCCATTGGAGGCGATCTGCACCATAGTGGCCACCAGCCCGACCATCACCCTATCATCAGGCTTGAAACGTGCCACGCGCGTGAGGCGGTCCTGATATCCATGCGCCCATGGTTTGGACAAATCGGGCCATGTCACATTATAAGGCAGCGTAGCAAATTGCTTGCCATGATAAGGCGGCCAAAATTTGCCATCGCGCTCAAATAGCGCCGGGAACTGGCGCGCCGATATGGTCTGGCCGACCTCGGGCACAAAGCCCTGCGGGCACCAGGGCGGCAGCACAATGGCAAAGTGCTCAAGCGGGGGGCTCGGTTGAGCCGGTGCCGCAATGGCGTCGGCCACCGGCTTGGTGGCAACCAGCGCAAGCAGGCCGCCAAACAATTTAAGGAAGGTACGACGGAGCATCATGCTGCAATCCCCAGTTTTCTATGGCGGTAGGCCGCGCATAAGGAAAGTTCGCTCAGGACACCGCCAATATTATACACGAACATATTGGACCTACCCCCAGCCTTGGCGCATTCGGCAACGGCCTTGCGGTCAGCACCGCCGCGCGCAATGCGCCATGGCTCCCAGGCTTTGTCTATGACGGCCGCCACCGCCGCAGCATATTCATCGTTCTCCATGATCGCCACACGGAATGGCTTCCATTCCTTGGCCGTCACATGCCTTTCGCCCTCGGGCCATTCCCATTCAACATGGGACACCGCACCCAGGGCCTCGATGGCCTTATCAAGGTCCACAAAAACACCCATTCCCCGCAAAGCACGAGCTTCCTCGGCAAAGCCCTGGGCCTCAAGCTGGCGCGGCAGGTATTCCCGCATAATCCAATCCAGGTCACGCATACATCACCCAAACTTAGGCGCCCGCGCATAGGCATCCTGATGCACCCTGCGCACGATCTGCACCATGTCATCTGCGCTTATGCCATCATCCACCGCGATGCGCGCGGCGCAATCGACGAACGCAGCGAACGCGGCCTTATTGAGCAAGCCAAAATCAACGCCGGACTTGGCGCTTATGGCTTTAAATTGCCCGACAAAGGCCTGCCATACCGCCTCCTTGATTTGGAGGTGATAGACCGCGGCGACTGCATAGCGCGGATCATTCATCCTTCTCATCCGCCGCCAGCTTGGCCTCCGCATCGGCCGCGGCCTTGCGGTCGGCCTCAATGGTCTTGGCCTTAGGCCAAAAGGGCTTGGCGGTGGTTGTGGTGGCATCGGGCACCGGCTTCGCCGCCTTGGCGGCGTTGGCCTTGGCCTCGGCGTCCATCTTGGCGCGGACTTCATCATCGGCCTTCTTGATCCCGGCATCGCGCACCGCGTGCTCGGCGCGCGTGAGCGGCCATTCGCCGGTCTCGCGCCATTTGGCAAGCTGAGCGTCGATGGCGGCGCGCCTGCGCAACATGGCCTCGGCGTGGCCCTTGCTGTCATTGGGGAAGGCGGCGGCGACCTCGTCCTGGGCCTCGGCCATCATCTCGTTGCGCGCGTCATCCTCGGCGGCGCCACGACGCGCCTTGGCAAGCCACTCCTGCTTATTGGCCTCGGCGATTGTCTCAAATTCCTTATCCTGACGTGCCTTGTCATCATTCGATCGGGTGATGTAGGGCATGGTGTGGCCCCCTCAATCTTGGCTGCGCATTGTCTCGCCGCGCAGCTGCCGGCGTAGCATTTGGCGCACCTCGGCGCGCCGGGTCTCGCGGTCGAAGGCCGGGGTGCGGCGCGGCTTTAGCAAGGTGGTAGTCTCATTGCCTACCTCTATGCACCCGGCGCGGCGCGTCGCCTGCCGAAATTTCGCTTTCGATGTATAATGCTTGCCATCCGCCATATGCCGCGTCGGCGCCATCTCATCGCTGATGACGAAGGCCCCCGACGGCGGCGCGGCGCGTTCCTTGCGCACCAAGCGGCCTTTGCGCATCACAAAAGTGGCCATCAGCCCTCCGCCTTTGGCCGCAGGCCGCAAACTTCCTCGACCTGGGCCAAATATTCTTCGAGCGGCACCCACTTGTATTGCATCGCCATGCCAGGGCGCCAGCCCCAACCGTGGGCATCGCCATAGGCCATGGACTCAAAATCGGGCACCGCGACCTGCCATTTGCCGTGCTCAAAAACCACACTGATGCGCAGCGCGCTACTGCTGCGCACATCCAGATCCGCCGCTTCGACCGGACCGATAGAGCCCAGCGCGGCGAGGCCACCCAGGGCAAAAAGATCACGTCGCGTTGCGGTCATCCCTTGGCCCCAGGTGCATAGCAGCGAATCATCAAAATCAATGGACTATTGCTACCTTGCTTCCAATAGTACCAAACCACCGGAGCACCATGCCTGTTTGGTTCCTGAATCACGGTTTCATCCGGGACATCCATCCAACCGCTATCAACATCTGGGGCACTGGTGAAAGTACGCGCCACGAAGCGGACACGGTAGTGGCCGTCCGCTATATCTTCCTGCGCCTGCGCGCCATCAGCTTCGGAGCAGCATGGAATTTTCGTCTTTGGATTCTTTTGGTCCTTAAACCATTGGCGCTGCGCGTCGTTCAACTGGGCATACTCAGGACGCCAAGTCGCAAGGGAGGATAGCGAAATCCACAGCAGTAAAAACTTCATGCAAACATATCCACGTCAAGCGCCATTTGGCGCGACCATTCTATCCAACCCTCAACGGCCTTGCCGGCATAGTACTCGGCGCGCTTGTCAATGCCCTCGTGCGGGCAATAAATTTCCTCTTCAAGGAAGCCGGCCTCGATGGCATCAATCAGTTTTTGGCCAGATGCAAGGGCCGCCTCGCCGCGCACCGTTATACGGTCGATAGCGCCAGGCTTGAAGATGCAATCCTTGGGATGATTGCGCATGGTGGTAGTCACTAGGTTGCGCACCCTTAACCCAGACTGGAGCCAATAGGCTGTCATAAGCCCCCCGCTCCCTGTTGCGGCATGGCGCGCTCATGGGCTTGCTGTTGCGCCTGACCGTGCAGCTTGGCAAGCTCGATCTGCAAGCGCATATGCTCGATTTGCATTTCCAGCTTTCGCATCTCCAGGTCGGCAGCTGCCTGCTGCAGGTCGGCCTGGCTATTGACTGCCTCGCTCTGGGCCTCCACCTGCTGACGCTGCACCTCGGCCTGGGCCTTGGCGCGGTCGGATTGGGCGTTGATGCCGGCAACCTGCAAATCGATCTGGCCCTTCTGGGCATCGATGGCGTTGCGCTGCTGCACGCCCTGGGCATCGGCCATGGCCTTGGCGGCCAGGGCCTTTTCCTTGTCGGCCGCCGGATTGGGCGGCGGAGGCTGGCCCTCGCGCGCCTTGGCGGCGCGCTCGGCCTCGTCCACGAAGTCCTCGATCGCCGATTCCAAATCGCGCCCGACCCGGAAGCCGCGCGTTCCAAACTGCAGGAACTTGCCGAGCAGCGGCACCATCTTGGGGTCCTGCATGGCCAATTGCTGGGCCACCTGCAAAAACTTGGTGGTGGCGGTCAAAAACTCCACCCGATCGGCCTTCTCCTGGACAGCGTCGCCAAAGATAGTGGTGTCCACCTCGATATCGACCCTGAAACCACGCAGGCGCTCATCGCGCAGCAGCCTGATCGCGGCGGCGATACGCTGCAAGGCCTCCAGCTTTGACTGGAACTCTGGCGGGGGGCTTGGCTGTGTTGCCCCCGAAGGTCCCCCCGCCATGGCCATTCCTGGCGTTGTCCCGGAGGGTGACGCACCAGGGAACGGCACAATATTAGAGGCGCCGCCCGGCGCGATAGGAGAGCCGATACCGGGCGGCGCACCAGGGAGCCCTTGGAGAGGGGGGGGAGGGGGCTGCCCCGGCAATTGCCCAGTAACCTGGGCAGGCGGCAATTGTAGCGCGGACGCGCGCCCAGGTAAAGGCAGCGCCGTCATTGCAGGCATATCCACCGCACCCAGCCCCTCCTCCAGCAGCGCGCCGCTCGCTTCAATCAGCGATTGCGGGCTGAAATGGGTGGACATGATGTCGGCCATGATGCGCACCACATCGCGGCAGAAGCGCGCCACCTCGTTCTGACGGCGCGTGAGGCGCGTTCCGCCGTTATTGGTCTTGAGGCGCTGGCCCCCGAGCGTCTCTCGGGCATCGCCGGTGCCGCGCATCACGTCGGTAATGCCGGTCAGGCGGTCCATGAGCGCAATCACCTTTTCGAGCTGGGTTTGCAGCTCGTTGATGACGCCCATGATCTCCTGGAGCGGCAAAAAGCTCACTTGGCCGGCGACGCCGCCCTTATCGGCGAAGGCCGCCCAGGCATCGACCGGGAGCAGCTCGTTCTCCACCGACTCATCCAGCAGGCGCATAATGTCCTTGGCGGCGGCGTTATAGACCCCGGCCACCTTGCAGGCGCGAGTGAGCATATCGATGCGCTGCACCAGCTGGTCGATCTGCAATGCCTGATCCTGGTACTGCATATAGTCTGGCACCGGGGTCAGGCTATTGTTGGTGGCATTGGCGGCGATGGGCCTGGGGAACGGAAAGAAATTTTCCAGCTTGAGCGGATCGGGCTGGCGATCGCAAAGATAATCGTAACCTTCGGCCACCCAGTAGACCATCTGGTCGGTGCGACACCAGATTTCGGTTATCTCGCCTTTGTCCTCGGCCTCGCTCTCCGCGCTGGGCGGCCTGCCGCGCTGGGCGCGGCGCTCAGGGTCCTCGCGCTGGAGCGGAATTTTGGAACCGATCTCGTCGCCAAAACGCCGCACCATATCGTCGCGGGTCATGAACACGGTCTTGCTGCCCGCCGAAACCTCCTTCCACACGCGCGCCTTGGCGGGGTACATGCGGAAATCGGCCCAGTTCACATAGTCCACCGGAACGCTCTCGCGCACCACCCTATCGCCGGTATAGCGGAATTTCTCCTCGGCCTCGCTATCATCCTCCTCCTCAATATCGCCGCGCGCATCTCGCAGGTCCATGCCGGTTTCGGCGGGGATGCTGACGCCCTCCTCGATCTCCGGCTCATAACGCACCCAGACCTGGCCGCGCCCCGGCAGCAGATAGTCCAGCACCGCCTGGCCTATGGCCTCGCCGAAGCCGTTAATCTCGATCTCATTGCGCAGGCCGCGCTCCAGCATCTGCGCGGCGCCGCGTCCGGCGGGATCGCGGTCGCGGAAACGGCGCTCGGCAATGGGCACCGGGGTGCGGCCAAAGATGGCCGGATAGAGAATATCCACGTTGGACCAGAGCGCCGCATATCGCTTGACGCCCTCCTCGTCCACGCGGCTACGCTCATCGCGGTAGCGGCGCTCGATCATGCGCCCGCGGCGCAGCCAGCGCTGGCGATCGTCGTCGACCGACCTGATCTGTTCCTTCCAATAGGCGGCAAGGCGGCGTGACCGCTCGCCCATCAGGTCAAATTCGGAGACAGCGGGCTCGGCCGGAGGGTTTTGTTCCCTGGTATCCAAATCATCGGCCATCAACACCAGGCCTCATCAAAGCGCCCTCACTGATAATAGCTCACATCGATGGTGGCCGACGACGCCTGCTGAATGAACTGCAGCTTGGTGGGCACCAAGATCACGATCTGCATGCAGTTGCCGGCGGGGATGGGCATGCCTACGGTGGAGGTGGGCGCGGTGCCATCATCGCGCCATCGCACCGCCTGGGTCTCCACGCACACTACCGCATAGCTGCTGCCGGCTGGGATGGTCAGCGCGGTCGCGGAGCCCAGGCTGGTAATCTGCTGATAGCCATTGGCCACCTGGGGCTGGGAGCGCTGCTGGGCGGCGGCGGGCATGGGCGGGGGGACCGCGGTAGCGGCGTAGAGCGCGAGGATGCCGGCGGCTGCCAGCACCCAGGGTAGGGGGTGACGGGAAAGGCTCATCAAAATTGTCCTGTGTCGATGGACCCTGACGAACGCGCTACCCATCCGGGCCCCCCTGGCGAACGCGCTACCCATCCGGGCCAACAGATGGATTCGTTTTTCATTTTGCGCAGTATGGTGTTGCTCCTCGCCACGCTGCGGGCCAGCTCCTGGCTGAATTTTCGCGGGTCAAACCCATACTCCTTGCGCAGGTCGTAACCGCAATCGCCAAAGCGATATTCGGCAAATTCCTTCATTGCGGCTGCACCGGCTCGCGCGCCTTGGCCTCGGATAGCATGTTGTCGACCATCTCCAGGGCGCTGACCATCCAGACGGTCAGGATGGTGGCGTGCGTCTTCATTTGGCGGAAGCGCTTGGGCGATATGGATGAGTCCTTGGACGCGTGCTTTATCTGCTCGCGCAGGTCGGCCATGGACATTTCAAGAAATTTGCGGATGCCCAGGGTCTCGGGCAGGTCGGTGCTGAATATGGGCTCGGCGCCACGGGGCGGCACATACCAAGGAAACTGTTTGGTCAATTCCTTCATCCCGCTGAACCTTCGCTGGCCGCCGCAAAATGCGGCCCAACGCTAAAGATCAATGGCTCCATATCCGGGCACTTCGCGGCCATCTGATACTGGGCCGCGCGAAAGCCGCGCGCATACTCGGTGCGCATCGCGGCATTGGTGGCTGGGGTCATGTAGGTGCGCTCCAGTTCATCGATATGGGCGCGCTGGTCGGTAACGGCCTGGGCCAGCGCTTCGAGCAAGTCGGCAATGCGCGCGGGGTGGTGGTCGGCGGTGATGCGGCCGGTGCGCAGGGCCTTGATGGTGGGGGCGAGGGTGGTAGGGTCGATCAGCGTATCCTCCCGGCCGTTCGCTTGCGCCCCTGGATATCGCGATTGGCCCAAAGATCATTGAGCGAGGCGGTGCTTTGACCGGCGCCCACGCCGACCACCGGACGCGGCTTAACGGATACGGGCAGGCGGCCGGGGACCATCTTGTCTATGATTTGACCGATCAGGCCTAGCATATCCACCTGGTCATCATGCTTGCCAGCGTCAAAGGCCAGCAACTCCTGCTGGAATGTTGCATACCAAGGCGCATGGGCCGGTACATAGAGGCCCTTCATCGCCATGCGGCCCCGGATCGACTGAGCGCGCACGCGCTTGTCGCCGCGCGTCGGGAAATCGGCAAAGGCCACATAGGCCTTGCGCTCCTCCATGATCTTGGTGAGGAACGGCCCAACGCCAGATTTGATCTGGCCGTGCTCGCGCGCCCATCCGAGCGGCTTCCACAACTTGATTAGATCGCACATGGACTCGACCCATTGGTCGCTGGCGGTCTGGCCGCGCCAAAGGTCGAGCAGATATAGGCGCTCCTCGGGGTCCATGCCCACGATGCCGTGCACGGTCCAGTCGCCGCCGTCGTCGGTAACCGCAAAGTCGCTGGCGCCGTAAACCTGGAGCGTGCTGCGCTCGGGCACATCGATATAGGGACGCAGCCAATCGCGGAGGAAGAACGTTCCTTCATCCGGGGTCGGGTTCTGCATATAAAGCGCCGACCAATCGACCGCCTGGATATTGCGCCTGATACGCTCAAGGGCATCGATCGGATATTTTTCCGGCCACAGCGCAACGCCATCATCGTCGATGGCGGGAAGCTCTACCACCTCCCACCGATCCCCGCCCGCCGCCTGCTGGGCAAGCAGCATACCGGTGAGATCATCCTCATGCATGCGATGATTGATCAGAACAATCGCAGCATTCTCTTCTAAACGATTGTAGGCCGTGCCGCTATACCACGACCACACGGCACGGCGCTGCGTTTCGCTACGCGCCTCGGCCATGGTGCCGAACGGATCGTCGATCATGAACAAATGGGCGCCGCGTCCCATGACATCGGAGCCGATGCCAATGCTAATATAGAAACCGCCCTGCTGGGTATGCCACTTGTCCTTGGCCTGACTATCGCTGGACAATCGCGTATCATACAAATGGCCATACTCAACGCTTCCGATGATGTTGCGCACGTCACGGCCGAAATCGACCGCAAGCTCGGAGCTGGCGCTGGCGCTTATAATCTGGCGATGCGGAAATTTGCCCAGATAGCGCGCCGGAAAGCGGCGCGATGCAAGCTCTGACTTCCCATGGCGCGGCGGCACGAGCAACATAAGCCGATCGACTTCACCGCGCTCCACGCGCTCAAGCTGCTCAGCAATCCTACGATGGTGCGGCGCGGGCCTATAACGAGGGAAAGTATATTCAGTGAACCCGATCAGGCTTGCCTGGGCCGAGTATCTGTTTAACACCTCCCTCGCCGCCTCCGGCGGAGTCCATCGCTGCGATGCGGAGAAGTTCCTTGGTTGAGATTTCCCTGATATCTGAGCCATCAAACTTATGATCGACCTTCACGCGATTGACCCACTCCTCCGGCCGCCTGTTCTCCAGCCAATACTGCGCCGCCCCGGCATCCGGCGCCACAAACTTGCGCGTCACGGTCTGCACCTCGCGCTCGGGCAGCTCGTTGCCGTCATCGTCGAGGCCGCCCGGCACCGTGGCCGTCTTTACCTCGTCATAGCTAAAGCCGGTGGCGCGCTGATAGAGCGCCATGCAGACCCGCTCATCGGCGGCGTCGCCGCCCACGCGCACCGCGGCACCAAACTCCTTATGCACGGCGCACCAGAGCCGGATGTCATGCAGGGTGCACCGGAAGTGGCGCGCCAGATCGCCCTCGCAGGCGCCACGGCCGCAAAGCTCCCTGGCCTCGGCGGCGTAGGCCTTGAGGTACAGGGTGGCGGGCGGGGAGCGGTGGTCGACGGCCATTCAATCAATCGCCCGGATCATATCGCGATACTGGATAACGGCACCCATCCCGCCCGCGCCAGGAACATGGTTCAACCGCTCATCGTCCGATGCCGGGTTGACGCTCTCATGGAGCATTGCGGCGCGCTCGGTCGCCATCGCAAACCCAGCCGAAAACGCGGCCCAAATGGAACCTTGCACATGCTCGGTGTGGATTGCCCATTTCTTGGAATTGGCAAAATCCCCGGTGCCTTGGTATTCCTTCCAAGCAACCATCACAGGTTCGGTGGGCTTGCAAACCCGCATTAAATCCGACATCAACCATATCCCCTTAGCGAAAGAACGGCACCACGATGCCACCCAACGACAGCAGCTCAACCACCACCCATATGCAGATGCAGACCAGCAGGATAACAAAGGCGATCCTGATCAGGGTCATGAACGGCTCGCCTACATAGGGTGATATCAAGGCGAATATCTGCTTGCCCGCCCAGAACAGGACGCCAAGGAAGATCAGGACCAAGATGATGCCGACAATTACACCGATGGAGTGCATGTTATTATTCTTTCAGGTTCACTTCGCTTCCCAGTATTTGCACAAACCTTCCGGCACGATCACCCCGCGCACCAGCTCGCAGGCGCGCGGCACCTCGAAATGGGCGCAGGCGCCGGACACCCAGCCGCGGCGCGGACCGCAATGCCTGGGACCGCTGCCGCGATTGTCCGCATATGACGCCTCGGCCTTGGAATACTTGCGCTCGGCGCCCATGGCGGCCTGCATGCGCTCGACCAGCGCGTGGTCGACCGGAGGACTCTGATATGGTGTCATGTCCAAATCGGCCGGCACTTTCTCCAGGCGCTCGCGCTCATCCGCCTTGATGAAAGGTTTCAAGGCGTTGCTATAAGCGCTCCAATCAAGCCCGGCGGCCAGCACAGCGCGACGCTCTACGCCGGTGGCAACGCGATGGGCTCCGTCGTAAGTGTACCCACACCGGTCAATCAATGTCTTTTCCCAGCTTTCATGCATCTCAAGGAATCGATCCGGCCTGAATTTGCGCTTGCGGCCGTCAAGATCGTACTCCAGCTCCTCGGGCAAATGGCGATCTATATAGATCGTTTCGCCGTTACGGCTATATCCTCCTAGATAGGGCAAATCATGCTTCCGGTCGAGGCGCCGGTAATGATATAGCTCGTTGCGCACCGCCGGATCGCGCTGCAAACGGTCAAGGGCCTGAGCACCCAGGCCAAGGCCCACAACGTGATGGTGGCCGGAACTCACTTCAAAGCATCCGAAATAAACAACCCCAGCGTCACGCCCAGGAACACACCCAAAAGAATACAGTAATAAAACCCCGAGACACCATAAATGATATAAAAACCATTTTCCCGCAAAGAAAGCCGTATCCCTTCAATGTCACTTGTTCCCAAATGCAAAGGATACACTTTCTTTCCGTTCTGAATACTCCAACTCTCAGCAATCACACTGTCAACCAACATTGGACCCGCCATTACTTGGCTTTTGCAGCGGCCTCAAGGGCCTGCAAACGCTTAAGCAGGTCGGCCAGACCATCCTTGAATACCTGCATATCATCGGCCAGCTCAAATGCGGAGCTGGCCGTATCGATCGCGGTGACCATATCTTCAAAGGTTGATGTATCGGGCATGCTGTATCCTCCAAAAACACCCTTGCCAAAGACAGGATTTGAACAAGCTACGCCACTCTGGCAATGGCCGCCGCTGACGAGACGAACGTTATTTACTTTTTACCGGACCCAATCCGATGTGCCCCACTATGGCCGCTAAGGCGTAGCGCCCCGCGCCGCAGGTCTGCGGGATGTCCGAATGAGTGCCCCCCGCTTCCGCTGGCCTTCGGAAACTGATGCCCGGCGCCGCCATGCCCATCATGTCCAACATGATGCTCCGCCATTCCGACGCCGCTCGATCCGCTCAGCCCCTCATGCCCCGCCACCGGCTGGCTCTTGGCGCCCTCGGCCCAGGTCTTGCGACCATAGTCCATAGGCGCGGCGTCGCGTTTCTCGCCAACCGCCTCCCCGGACTTGCCATGATAGGCCTCGCTATGGGCGTTCAGCTCGTAGCCCTTTTTGCCATCCCCGGGGGCCTTGGCAGCGTTGGGTGTAGGCTTGTTGTAGCCGGTGCCCACGGCGGGCTTGGTCAACTTCTGGCGCTTGCCGCTACCCTCATGGGCGCTGGCTTCATATTCCCTGCCGCCCTCGGGCGACCTGGAGGCATCGCGCGTGGGCTTATTCCAGCCGGTGCCGGCGGCGGGGGGCAGAAGTTTCTGCGACTTGCCGGCACCCTTGTGGGCCTCGCTGCTGTATTCCTTTGCCATGTTATTAATCCCTATCCCTTACCTCGGGTTGCCGGTTCCGTGCACGAATCCGAGCTGCCGCCAAGAGTTCATAGAAACGGTCAGATGGCTCCAAAAACACCGCAGCGCGACCTGCCCCCATTGTCACACAGTGATCTGCTCGAAAGAGAGTATCACCTACGTTGATGAGTTCGCAGAGACCTGCAACAGTCTCCAAGTCCCCTACAGCAAGCTCGGTTAACTCCTTAAACGCCGCCAAGGCGCTACCCATTGGAATGAGTTCTGTCATGTTTTGCCTGAATGTTATCAAGACAGCACAAACCGGCCGGCGCCCTCTCACAGCCGCCAGCCTGAGTTTGCAACGTCCAAACGGGCCGATCCACCCCGGCCTACTAGAAACCAGCAGACAGCTGTGGAGGAAAAAGCCAAAAAATCAGCCAAACGGTGACCACGATACCTCCAAAAATGATGCACAATCCCGCTGGAAAACAAGCAAATGGCGAGTGCCACAGTTTAAGTATTGGTACGCTGGCAATAACGATTACCAAGCCGATGAGCGCAATTATTGGTGATATTAAGTTCGCAGCAAGCCCCGCATAATCGCCTTCCATAAGAACCGCCTCGTAGTTTGCCTCTTCCAACAGTTTATACGCGGATTATAACCACGTCAATACACCCCCGCAAGATCACTGTCACCGCTGAAAATGCGCGGGAACAGCGCCACTAAAAAAAGATCGCAGCGGAGACCCATAGAAAAACCGCCGCGATCTATGACCACCGCTGAGGGGCGAAAGTTTTCGGAATTATGCACTTTACAAACTTAAAGAGCGGATGTGAACCCACCTAACTGATCGCCCGGCGCGCCTCGAAAAGTCCGACTTGCGCGACGGGCCCTACCCTTGGGTCGGGCCGGGAAAGGCGGTGTTACTAGCACCGCCCTCCCCGGTGGGTTTCCCCATTTGACACTTACAGCGGCCACGTAGCTCAGCCAGAAAGAGCGGGGGTTTCGTAACCCCCAGGTCCCGGGTGCGAATCCCGGCGTGGCCGCCACTTTCGCCCCCGTGCCGGAATTCGGTAGACGGGCCAGCTTTGGATGCTGGTAGGCCCCAAGAGGCCTGTCCGGGTTCGATCCCCGGCGGGGGCACCAACAGCTATATCATGCCGGTTACCAGCTTGGTAAGCCGCCTTCGCCCCGTATAACTCTTTGGACTCTCTGTCAAATTCTTATGCCGCTTCCATCCGGGCCAACCAATTTTCACCAACGGCGCGGCCGTTCTTTTCCCGTCTAAGCCAACCCTTGAGCAACATCTCCGTGCTGCTTGAACAAACATAGCGTTCAGCATCCTCAAACGGCCAAGGGCGAAGCTCTTTCGGGATTGTTGCCCATACCCGCTCGCACATTTCCCACTTCATGGGAAACTTGTACCTAGGCCAACGGCCAGGGCGCAAAGGCTTTGGGCACACCAGATACGGCTTCTGCCATGATTGCATCGGCACTATGGTCATTTGCCCTATGCCGCTTCCATCCGGGCCAAGCCTTCGCGCATTGTCGCCGCCGCATTATGCACACGCGCCTCAAACAAATCAAGCAGCGCCTCGTTACTGGACTGCAAGGATTCGAGGCCGTCCGTACTGATACAAACCGTCCAAGGAGATTCGATATCCTTGATACAAGTGACCAAGAACAATCGCTCCTTCGGCTTCCATGTCAGGACATCAGCCAGCTCGCAAAATTCCCGACGAACAAGCCGCTCAACAAAGGCCTCGCCAAACTTTGCAAAACCATTTTCAGTCAGAAGCTGCTTTGGCTGCACGCGCACGCTTACTTGCCCCTCTGCCCAACGCGATGGCCGGCGCTATGGCCGCCCGGCTTATGGCCATGGAAGCCGTGGGGCTGACGGTTGGAAAGGCCGGCCTCCGACAAACCGATCGCGATGGCTTGCTTTCTATTCGTCACCACCGGCCCCTGCTTACTGCCGCTATGCAGAGCGCCCTGGCCAAATTTATGCATTTCTTGGCCGACAACGGCCTTGCGCTCGGCTGAGGTATGTGGCGGCTTAATGGGCATCGGTTAATCTTTCCTCATGATGGCGTCCCCGGCAGCAGCACCGACCAGCCCCCACCCGGATCATAGACCAAACGCTGCGTGAGGCCAGGGGCCAGCACAGTCCTGGTGTAAGCTCCGGGAAACAAAATCTGCGGCGGCGACTGGCCAACGGTGCCAACCGTCAGCGCGATGGTCATGGCCAGCGTGGGATCGGCATTGGCCACCTCCATCAGCCAAAACGATCCGGTATCAGGTGGTTCGGCAAAGGAAGCAATGCTATCGCCGTTAGCGGCTGGAACAATGGCCACATAGCGCCCGCACGGCACACCGACATTAACGCCAACGGCCAAGGGCGCAACCGCAACGTCCACGGTCTCCCAGCCATTGATGGTCTCGGACATCAGTTGGTCCTCGCCAAAATGAGAGATGACCAAGTCACACTCACGCCGTTGCCCTTTATCGTCACATCAACGGTCTGGGTCAACACATTGGCCACCAGCGTCATGGCCGGCACGCCGGTCAAACTGTACGCGGTTATCAGGTTAGGTACACCCATCTGCAACACATTGCCGCCGGCACGGCCAAAAGCGCCAATAAGGAAGCCATAAGCGCCGGTCAGGAATATGGAAGCCACACCCGAAATGATAGCCTCGATATAGACGATCGAGTTGATAGGCACCGGGACAGATCGAATGACATGGGTCGCGATGTCGGTAGTAGTCAGCGTATCAGCATAGGTTACACACTTGGCGTCAAAGCCGATGCCTGTAAAACCCTGAAGGCCCTGTAGGCCGGTCGGCCCGGTAGTGCTCCCCGCATAAATGGCGGGGTCGCTGGCGCTAAAGCCGCCGCACCAATCGGTGGGCTTTACGGGCGGCCATAGACCGCCGGATCCGGCAAGATTTACGGGTGGCGCACGGCGGCACAGACCGGATTCAGCGTCCTGGCCGATTGGCGCGCGGAAATAGAAGCAGGTGCTACAAGAGGCGGCCACACCCTACAGCCCCCGCCTAATCCCCACCGCCTTCGGCCCCTTGGCCGATACCCCCAGCTCAAAGGTCACCGGCTCGCCCTCGGCCAGATCCTCGTCCACGCCGCTCTTGCGCAGGTCGCTGGAGCGGACGAATACGTCCTTTTCGCCGGGGCGAACGATGAAGCCGAAACCTTTCTTGGTGTCATACCATTTGACGTGGCCACTGAGGCGTTCGGGCTTGGCGATGGGGGACGTGGGCGGGGGGGTTACGGTTCGGGATGCTGCTGCGGTGGTCATGGTCTGCAAACTATTCCTTCAGTTGGCGAAGGATATAACCTCGGCGATAGGATTGGCGCCCCATCGCCGAGGCCCAGGTGCATCGCCAAATGCGCCCGGTGATACCCATAAGGGGAGGTGTACACCTGCCCCGATGGGACTAAATCATTGTGCGCGGGTTAGCTTCCTTGTCCAGGATATGCACAAACAAAGGTGGTTGACTGGAGGAAACTTTTCTAAGAGCAACCGACGCCCGCGCTCCCCGATTGAGGCACTACCACAACCACCTCCTATTCAACAAGCTGTAAGATACTTGCGTGCCTCTTCATTTATCGGCACGACGTTAGTGCCTTGGCGCCGTAGGAAACGATCCTGAAAATCAGCAAGAGCGCGAAGCCGCCCAGGGCTATCGGCCAACGCCGCGCGATAATTTCTTGTCTATCCTCTGCAGGTGAGACAGTTTACCTTGAGATGGACGGCGCCGAATTCTTGGCGGCCCTAGCGCCCGTAGAGCATCAGCTAGCTCAGAAGCGGTTGCAAACCAAACGATAGGTTTTTGCCGCGACATCTCTCTATTCCTATCTTTAGATTCTATTCCTAACCATTATACCTGCAACCCGCGGCCGGGTAAAGTTATTTTTCTTCTAAGGATTGCAAGGGGTTGGCTGATTTGGGTTTGTTAAAGTTATAATCGCCATTGTTTTTGTGGCTTACGATATTTGTTCACTTACAACCCCCAAAGCTTTGCCGTCGCCATCCCATTCGAGATTTCGCTTTCAGCCAGGACCTACCTGCTGGGTTGGACATCGTGGCCTCGCGGCCGGGTTAGTCCTAAGCTAGCCTAAGCTATCCGTTTCCCCGCCGAAGAAGGAAAACCCATCAAGCAGCGATCAAGTCCCTCTCACTCATCGTCACCGGCACGCGCCGGCCCATCAGGTCGAACAGGATGCGGAGCCGTTCCGAATCCTGCTGGCCATCATAGAAACCATCATGGCCATAGAACGAATGAAATTCGTTATTGACGTGCACGCGCTGGCCGGTCTTGAACTTGGTGCGCTGGGGCAACGGCAGCACGCCGCCATGTTCATTCATCACGGCGCGCATGGCAGCGACATAACTTGCGGGGATTAGGGCCAAGCGCGGCGGCAGCTCCAGGCCATCATCGCCGAACCCGGTCGCAACCATGACCAGCCGAATAATCTCGGGGATGCGCTCAAAGTCGGGCCAGCTGTGCTCAATGAGCAGGAACAAATAGCCGGGGAAAAGGATCAGCGATCGTTTGACGCGCTTGCCTCGCAAAATGCGATAGTGCTCGATCTCAGGGAGCAACCGGTCGTAGCCCTGGTCGCCCAGGGCACGCTCGGCCTTCCGCTCCAGGTTTGGCACCGTCTGAGCAACAGCCCAAGGCATCCCGGCAAGCTCCCATAGGGCCGCGTCGCGGCGACCCATTGCCGGGGAGCTTAGCGCGGCGCGCGCGCAATGTAAAGCGGGGCATACCGGCACCTACCCATGCCTCTGGCACCCCTTGAACGGGGGTACCGGTTCCCAAAAACGCTTTATGCCCGAATGCCTGTATACGTGAGCATACGGAATCATGTAATCGAATTCACTCCTCCCAAAGCCGTACTTTTTCGCATTAAACAAAATTCCCTTTTGATTCCCTCACGTGTAGCTGGACTTAGTTTTAGTCATGCGTAAACATTTGCAAAGTTACGATGGCTTTTCCTTGTCTTTTTGTTGAAAAACCATCAAACGACCGCAACTGAGCCACATTACCTTTGCAAATAAAGCGTAGCCATTAAAACTAAAAACCGCTAAGTGCTGTTTTTTGTGGGCTCAGGTTGCAATTTTACAGGGATAAACCGTAAGCTTAGTTCGCCGCAAACAAAGTCAACGACCCGCAAGCCTGCCCCAAACGGCGCCAAAAGTAAACCCCCGCCCAAGCTTTACCCCGCCGCGCCACCGGGTTAAAATAACCACCATCATGACCCGCTCCCTTTATCGCCCATCGCGCAAACCTATCTATACCACCCATCGCAAGCACATTGAGCGCATCGCGCGCTATCTGGACCCTGACGCGCCGCCAAAGCCCAAGAGGCGCAAATCGGGCGTGCGCCGTGGCCCGCCGCCAACCCTGACCGTCGAATATCACGGCAGCTCCACCCCGCTTGCCGACCTGGCGCGCGCCCACAAAGTCCCCGCCCAGCGTATCTACAAGCACATCTTTGTGATGGGCTGGGCGCCGGAGCGCGCTCTGGCCACACCGCCGCTGCGCAAGCGTCGCCAGCTCACCCCAGAGGAGCTGACGGCGCGCCGAGCCGATACCTCCCCGCCCGCCCCCAGGCCGCCTGCGCCGATCAAATATACCTACGACAAGAACCCGCGCGGCCGTCCCGTGACCGTCCGCCTCAAGTACGGCGGCGCCTGTGATCCCCAGCCGCTGCGCGATATAGCGCGCGCCAACGGCATCCCCTACCAGGCCCTTTATGCGCGCGTGATCCAGCTCGGCTGGCCACTGGAGCGCGCCCTATCCCAGCCCGTGTTCAGGAAGCGCAAGGTGCTGGCCACTGTCGTCAGCAAGATGGGCCACTAATGATTGAACCAATCAGACTTTGCGAATGGTGGCACCAACGCCGTATATGGCGCCACCGGTCAGAACAAATGCGAGCCCAACCCTCCACCACCGAACAAGAATTCTATGACTCAGCGCATGATTTTCTTCTGGGGGCAAAGGCGGCGGTTTACTTGGCGGTTGGGCTGGCGGCGTTTTTGGTGATTCGTTGGTGTCTGCCATAAAATAATCTCCGGCCAGCAAACAAAACCAGAATGGTGCTTCTCATGGCAGGCGAACGCGAACTGACTACCGGTCTCCTATCCAAAGGGGCCAGCTTTCGGCTGATTGTCAGCGGGCGCGTTGGGGAGAAGGAAATTGAGCGGCTTATCAAGAAGTTGGAACTCGACAAGGAAATCTTGGCTGACGTGGATGACGGCGGGTCTGAGGAAGGCCTCATCGGATAAGGAATAGAGGCCGCCAACTGAGGCTGCCTCACGCCACTTGGTACCCATCATGACCCGATCCGGCGCAGCCGACGACTTTGGGGTGATTCGCCACCGGATGGATAGCATAGAGAAAAGATTAACGGAGCATCACATAAAACTGAAGACCTCGGGCAAAACCCTTGTCGAATATATTTTGGTGCTTGGCCGGGGCAAGGTTGCCAACGAACAGAATAAGATAAAAATAACCGAGGCAATCAGGTTGTTTAGGAGAACGGCATAAATGCCCGCCCCCAAACCCCGCCCCCGTGGCCGCCCCCACACCGTAATGGTCATTCACCGCGGCCGGCGCCGCCCCCTGTGCGTCCTGGCCCGCGAGGCTGGCCTGAGCTACCCCACGGTGTACAAGCGCCACATTGGCCTGGGGTGGCCGCTGGCGCGCGCGCTCAAGGCCCCCGTCTAC